TTTTTTAATTCCTGCAGATCTTGCGCAGTAAGAATCTTTACGTGGTCCACCTTCTGGTTGAGGACCTTGAACATTCCCGCCAGTTTTGTTATTATACGATTTTCTTTCCGAAGCGCTCATACCTGCTTTATAAGGTTTATTCCTTTTAGCGATAGATGCTTTTTTAACTTTATTTGTTATAGGTGTTACCATTAATATCCTTTTTGAAACATTGAACCTTTCATTTTATAAGGAGATGATGCTTTCATTGGATTGGGAGACTTCTTTTTTGCTGCTGCTGCTGCTGCTGCTGCTGCTGCTATTGCTTGCCTTTTCAGCATTGCTTTTTGTTCGGGAGTAGATAATTCAGATTGCTTCGTGTCTGTTTGTCCAGTAACAACATCAGTAGACCCTCCTCTTTTACCACTTGCTCTAGATTTTGAGTTCCTTTCTGAGGCAGCTGCAAACTCTCTTGATTCAAATGCTAATTCTTTAGCCTTAGCTTTTTGTCTGGCTTTTTTAATGTATTCGCGCTTAGCTTTACCTTTGAGTTCTGTTCCTTCTGTATAGACCCCGTCTTTGTCAAAAGTTCCAGCGCCTCTAGCTTCGTTTTTTGCTTTCTTAATATCTGATCGACGGCTATCTCTACCTTCTTTTTTAATACTTCTAGATTGAGCACGTGTTTCCCACGGATTAAAAACATCTCCTTTTGTAGTCGTTTTTAAAGTACCTTCCCAAGTAGTATCTTCTCCAGGAGTAACTGTTTCGACTGTTTCAAGATTTGCATTATCTTTAGTTTCCTGGGATAAGGCCTTGTATTCTTTACATTTAGCATCCCCATTCTTAGCAATATACTCAGATGAGCATGCGTCATTAGAAGCTCCTACGTACGGTTTCTTCTTAGTTTCAGATGTTATTACATCTTCGCTTTTTAATCCTCCCCCCACTGTAGCTGAAGGGTTATTAGGATCTATAGCATTTTTTGCTTGGCTATTTTGCAGCAAAGGAGATCTTTTTATTCTACTAGTAATTGGTAAGTTCATATGTGTTATTCTTTAAGTTTTGGTTCCTCTTTCTTTTTTTTATCTGTTTCTTCAGGAGTTATAGCTTCACCACCACCGCTTTTAAGTTTCTTTTCTAAAAGTGCACCGTGATCTACAAAAGCTTTAGCGTTGTGCATATCAGCGGCACCGTCAACTAAACCCATATTTATTTTACAAGCACTTGAGGCTTTGCTAGTTATGGATCTTGATTTAATCTGTGAATTTATTCCCATCTTATTGTTTTTTATATGCTTCCTTTTCCCATTCAAAGTCACCACCTTCCTGTGCAGACTCACCTGTTTCTTCATCAATTAATTGTCCACCCACTCTTTTATATACACGTGCAGGTGATTTGGTATCTTTTTTCCAAGTAACTTGATTATCATCATAATGTAATCTACCCTGGGCCATTTGTTCTAAATGAACTTTTTCATGACTTACAGCTTCTTCTTTTGCTTTTCCTTTTAATGACTTATCTATAAATATAGTACCATCATTATTAGCTTCACCTAATATATCTCCTTCTAAGTCTTTCTTAAAAACAGGTGTATTATATGTAGAAGTTTCTTTGTCTATTCCAACAAGATCTGTAAATTCTTTTAATTTAAAACTCATTATCTATCTTTATCTCGTATCATGTCATCAATAGCTTTATTGAAAACTTTATCCGTATATGTTTTATTGTTATAAAATACGCTTCTTGCTGATGTAGGTAAATCTTCTTCCGCTAATAGTATTCTATACATTCTACTTATTAAATGCTTACCTTTAGTAGATACTTTATATACCGCATATTTGGAACTTGTTCTATTGCGCTCTTTAAAAACATCAATCCATCCATCTCTACGTAATCGTTCCCATCTGTTTTTATCCCACGTATATGTATAAACGCCGTTTATAAAATCATTACGAGTAAAAAACTGTTTGCAATCTAAATACACAAGTAATTCTAAGTCAGCATCTTTAAGAACATAAGTTTTACAGGCCCATCTTCTAACAAGCCTGTAATACTTTAGTAAATTCATATCCCTAAGATCTGATGCAGTTAGTCTCATTCAACTATTACTACATCTCCAACTGTAATTACATAATAAAGTTCATCTTTCCATTCAATACCATGACCGGCATGTTTGTCATACCGTATAACATCGTTTTTATTAATGCCCTCTATTTTGTCACCTACACTTATAACCTTAGCTTTTAAATACCTAACATCGGTATCTTGCTTTTCTGTTAATTCAATACCTCCTACTTTCTTCGGAGCTTCTTTGATTTTTTCTATAATTATATAATAATTAATTGCTTTCATTACATCAATCTTTTATTACTAATTACACAATCTGCAGATACAATAGTTGTTACAACACTTACAGCATTTTTAAGAGCTGATTTCGTAACTAATACAGGATCTATAATACCGGCTTTAATCATATTGACTTCTTTACCAGTCTTAACATCTATACCTCTATTCTTTATTGTTTGCTTTTTAATTTCAACAATGCCCGCATTATCTAATATAGTATAATAAGGTGATTTAATTGCTTCAAACAATATCTCTTCTCCTTTATTACTTGCTTTTAAATTATTAGCTGCATTTAATAAAGCAATACCTCCACCTGCAACAATGCCTTCTTTGTAAGCTGCTTTGGTTGCATGAATTGCATCTTCAACCCTATCCTTTTTTTCTTTAAGCTCTACTTCAGAATCAGCACCAACATATATAACACCCACTTTTCCAGTAAGCATTGAAAGTCTTTGTTCTAATTTTTTCTTAAAAAACGGATTAGATTCGTCTTCAATCATTTTTGTAACCTCTTCAACTCTTTGAGTTACATCAATTGATTGCTCTATTTGAAGTACTGTTGTTTTTTCATCTGTAACAGATTTTTTAATACTACCTAATACATCAGGACTTATTAAATCTAAATCGTCTCCTAGTTCTTCATTTATAATCATAGCCCCAGTAAGTAAAGCTAAATCATCCATTGTATCTTGCTTTGTTAAACCAAAACCAGGTACATCTACAATATTAACTTTTATATTACCTTTAACTTTGTTTGATAATAATGTAGCATATGGTTGTTGTTCCATATCTGCCACAATTAACAAACTTCTTTTCTTCTTTATAACGTATTCTAAGACACTTTGTATCTTTCTTACATTAGGAATAGGCGATGAAACAATAAGTACGTAAGGATCTTCTAAAACAGCTGTGTGCTTGTCTTTGTCTGTTATCAAATGTGTTGATTTTAATCCACTGTCAAATTGTACTCCTTCAACAAAATCCACATAAGTTTCATTTGTATCGGATTGTTCCATTAATACAATTCCATTTTTTCCAACTTTTTCGTAAGCTTCTCCAATTTTAATCCCAAGCTCTTTGTCGTTGTTGCAGCTAATAATAGCAACGTTTTGTAACATTTGCCCTTTAACAGGAATACTGGTTTTATCAAGATATACTTTAACTTTGTTAGCACCACTAATAATGCCTGCTTTAAGCTCTCTAACTTTTTCTTCATCTAAATGTTTGTTTGTTATCTTTAAAAGAGAATTAGCAAGAACGGTAGATGTTGTTGTACCGTCTCCTGCTTCTCTCACAGTATTTCTAGCTGCTTGCTTTATTAGGGTTGCTCCTAAGTTTTCGACCGGGTGTAATAAGACTACGCTTTCTGCAACGGTTACTCCGTCTTTTGTTATTACCGGTCTTCCTAAAGCGTCTTCGTAAATTACGCATTTTCCAGAAGCTCCTAATGTTATCTTCACTGCGTTGGCTAACTTTTCGACACCTGCTATAATTTGATCATTTGCTTCTTTACCGAATGTGAGTGTTTTAACTATCTCACTTGGATTATTGTATTCCATTTAATTATATTTAATTATATTTGATTATATTCTTATTATCACGTATTATTCCCCGTCATTAACGGGAGGGACAGGCTCTCCTATGGTTAAAGTAATACTAGTAGGTGTAATCAAAGAATTAATCTGCGATTCAATACTAGCTTCAATAGAAGCAACTTGCTCTTCACCCATCGCTGCTTGAGTCCAAGCTGCAACTTCTTCATTTGTTAAATCTTCGAAGGGTATGAAATCTGTCACATCGCTAACATCTAAAGATTGCGTACCTATAATAGTAACCGAATAAGCAAGACCGCTTGGGTCAAGTTGATCCGATACACCTGTTGTTCTCCAGTGCACATTGTACACTAAATCCGAATAATCCCCATCTTGAGGGTAAGCGTCTACTGTTTTGCAATTCCAATCGTAAGTTATC